GACCAGCGGCGCTTTTTCCTGCCCTGTCCGCATTGCAGCGCAATGCAATGGCTGAAATTCGAAAGGCTGATCTGGGAGAAAGGCAATCCCCGCAGCGTGCGCTACCATTGCGAGGATTGCGACACGCCGATTGAGGAGCATCACAAGACCGCCATGCTCGCTGCCGGCGAATGGCGACCAACCGCAGCAGCGGAGAACCCGCATACGATCGGCTTTCACATCTCGGCGCTGTATTCGCCGGTCGGCTGGCTGTCCTGGGAGCAGATCGCGCGCGATTGGGAAGCCGCGCAGGGCAAGGCCGAGGATCTAAAAACCTTCCGAAACACCGTACTCGGCGAGACCTGGCAGGATCGTGGTGAGGCACCGGATTGGGAACGCCTGGTGGAACGGCGCGAGGATTTCCGTCTTGGCGTGGTGCCGCATGACGCTCTGGTGCTGACGGCGGGCGTCGATGTGCAGGATGACCGGCTGGAATGCGATATCTGGGCCTGGGCAGAAGGTTATTCCTCCTGGCTTGTGGATCACATCGTCATTGCAGGCAGCCCGCGTGAACGCGCGCCCTGGGATGCGCTGGCAGACCTTCTCGCGCGCGATTGGCCGCGGGCGAATGGCGGCGCGATCCGCATTGCCAAGGCGTGCGTTGACACGGGCGGGCGCGATACGGCGGCTGTTTATGGCCATCTGCGGCGCCTGCGCGACCCGCGCATTGCGCCGACCAAGGGGGTTGATGGTTGGAACCGCGCGCAACCGGTGCAGGGCCCAACGCCCGTTGATGCGCTGGTGGATGGGCGGAAGCTGCGGCGTGGCCTGAAGCTTTGGACCGTGTCGGTTTCGACCTGGAAGGTTGATCTTTATCGCCGGCTTTGGCTCGGGCGTGGGGAGGCGGCGGAATTCCCGCCCGGCTGGGTGCATTTGCCGCAGGGGATTGAGGTTGAATGGGTCAAGCAGTTGGTGGCGGAGCACCTGCACCAAGTGAAGGATCGGCGCGGCTTTGTGCGCCAGGAATGGGCGAAGCTGCGGGACAGGAATGAGGCGCTGGATTGCGCGGTGCTGGCGCGCGCGGCGCTATGGTTGCTGGGCGCCGATCGTTATGGCGAGCGTTTCTGGCAAAGGCTGCGTGAGGATATCGCGAATGCGCCGGTGGAAAGCCAGGTAGCGGAGACTGCCACGCTGATTGTCGCGTCGAACCCGGATCCGCCTCCGCTGATGCGGCGGCCCGGTTGGCTGGCGCCGCGTGGCGGGTGGCTGCGCTGATTACTTTTGGGGGGAAAATCATGAGTAACGGGGAACTCCACGCGCGCGAGCGCGAGGATCTGTCGCTGCATGTCGAGCGCTGTGCTGAGCGCTATACGGCGGTACGCGCGGAGATCTGCGGCCTGCGCAAGCAGACGCGGCGCATTGAGGCCGCGATATGGGGCATCGTCGCGGTGTTGGTCGCGCTTGGCGCGGGTGGTGCGCAGATCCTGCCAATCCTGCGCGCACTGGCGCGCGGCGCGGGAGGTTAAAGGACAATAAGCGCAAAAAACCAGTGGTCTAGGTCAGACCGCTTCTTCAGGATCAAAGTAGTTCAGATCTATTTCCCGCAAAATGATGGGATCGCCTTTCGGGCGAACACCAACGCCGTGCTGGAGCATCAAGAGGGTCAGCTTTGGGCCATCCACCAACACAATTCGCTTTGCTTGAAGCTGAAACGCAAATCTCTCTGCGTCTTGAGAGAATCGGCTGCTTGTAATGAACACGCCTTTTCTGGCGCCATGAAAATCCAATGCACCAGAAAATTCACGAATCTTATCTGGGCCTATGACATTATCTGTTCGGTATCGTTTGGCTTGGACGTAGATAAGGTCAAGGCCAAGTTTATCTTCGCGAATGACACCATCAATCCCGCCATCACCAGATCTGCCACGAACTTCGCCAGCCTGATGCCCATCGCCATAGCCCATAGCCAGGAGTAGATCGAGCACCAGTTTTTCAAAGAAAGCAGGGGGACACTCAAGAATTCTTTGTAGAACTCGTTCACGAAGCTCCGCTTCAATATCGGCAACAGCATTAAAAATACGCTCATCTGGGGTCCCCGAGGAATTGCTGTCTGCCTGGGAAACCGGGGTGCTAGTCACCGAATCGATGGTCTCAGAGTAACGGTCGTTCGGACGCAACGCCCGAAACTCATCATACTGCTTCAGAAAAGGAATATCGATACGCGTAGGCGGCTGTCGCAGCAGCTCGTGGCCCCTTTCAGATGCCTCATAAACACCGCGTGAGACACGCGTTATCAGGCGCGCGGAATTGAGATAAGTCAGCGCCCAATGAATTCTATTGAAAATAGTCGCCTGCTTACCCGACGGGTTCATCTGGAGCCGTTCTTCTTCGGTAAGAGAGAATTCGTCACAGATTGCGTCGACGAGTTCACGACTTTTGAGGCGCCGCTCAGCAAGACGGCGCAGTACAGGTAGCATCAGGGTTTGAAAATCAGGTATCGCCATGGGTGCGAGGCTACATGATTCCGGTCCAGAGGCGCAATTGTGAGCCGAATAGTCCCTCGCTCAGCCGATGCATCCACCCAGTAACTGGGGACACCCTTCCAATTCTAGACTGGGAAGATACCCATGGACCCCGCCACCCTCTCCTGGGCGCTGGCGCAGCCTGCGGGCAGCCGCGCTGCCGTACTGGCCTCTGCTTACACCGGCGGCGTCACGCGCGTGACCTTCGAAGGTCGCACGGTTGAATACCGCAGCCTGGATGAATTGGCCCGCGCCATCGCCGCCCTTTACGGCGCGGAGAATGCCGCTGCACGGCGGCCGAGTGTGACACTCGCCAGTTTCACAAGGAACGCATGATGGAACAGACGCATTGGCAACCCGCCACGCTGGCGGCAGCGCTTGGGGTTCCCGAGGAGGCCTTCCGCGCCTTTGCCCGCCTGCGCCAGATCGCCTGGGAGAAGGCACTCTCTCCTTCCGAAGCCGCCGGCCTCGCCCTCGCCTGGGTCGCCGCTGATCGCGCGGCCTGCCATGGCGCGATTGCCGAGGCGGCTGGCGCACTGCTGGATAGCGTCACGGCCCCCGCCGAATGAAGCTCCACCTGCGCGCTGCCTGGCAGGCCCTCAGGGGTTACGCGGCCGCGCAGGAGAACCGCGCCTCGTCCTGGTCGCCCTCAGGCGGCAGCGCGAATGGTGAGGTCGGCATGGCCGCCGCCAGCGTTGCACGCCGCGCACGCGATACTGTGCGCAATGACCCCTATGCCGCGCGCATCGTGGATCTTTGGACCGGCAATGCGGTCGGTGCGGGCATTACGACGCGCTGGCCGGAGACGGCGCATGGCGCGGCCTGGCAGGCCTGGGCGGAAAGCTCTGCCTGCGATGCTGAGGGCAAACTTGATCTTTACGGCCTGCAGGCGCTGGCCATGCGTGCGGTCGTCGAAAGCGGCGAATGCTTCATCCGGCTGCTGACCGTGCCGACATCGCCACAGAACCCGATCGGCCTAAGCCTGCAGGTGCTGGAAAGCGATCATCTGGATACCGCGCGCAATGGCGTGGTGAATGGCGCGCCGACCATTCAGGGCATCGCACTTGGGAATTTTGGCGAGCCGATTGGCTATTGGCTTTTTCCAACCCATCCCGGCGCCTGGATGCTGCCTGGCGCGCGGCTCGCCAGCAATTTCATCCCCGCGCGCGATGTGCTGCATATCTTTCGCAAGCGCCGCCCCGGGCAATTGCGCGATGTCTCCTGGCTCGCGCCCGTACTGCTCCGACTTCGTGACCTTGGCGACTATGAAGCAGCACTACTGATGAAAGCCAAGATAGAGGCCTGCCTTGCCGCCGTGGTGACCGATGATGGTGAGGAGACACTGACGAAACCAGGCGACAGCAACCCTGGCCTGCTCCGCGATGCACAAGGCCGCGCAGTGGAAAGCTTCGAGCCGGGGATGATCCTGTATCGGCGCGGCCAGGGTGATGTAAGCGTGGTCAACCCCTCGGGCGGTGGGTCGCACACCGCCTTCGCGCGACGCTCACTTGAAGCCGCTGCTGTTGGCGCAGGCCTCACCTATGATCAGGTCTCCGGCGATTTGACCCAGGCGAATTACTCCAGCCTCCGCGCCGGTAAGATCGAATTCCGGCGCCTTTGCGAACAGGTGCAATACGGCATGCTGATCCCAATGCTGGTGCGACCCATCGCCGAGCGCTTTCATGCGCAGGGCGCGCTGGTCGGGCTTTGGGCGGATGCCATGCCGAAGGGCGTCGCGCATGTGCCGCCGGCGCATGAAATGATTGATCCGCTGAAAGACACCACGGCTTTGATCGCCCAGGTGCGTGCGGGCTTCGTACCGCAGCCCGAGGCCGCCGGTGCCTTCGGCTATGATTTCCGCTCGGCGGTCGAGATGATCCGCGAAGCCAATGCCGCACTGGATGCGGCGGGCATCTCGCTTGATACCGATCCGAGGCGTGTGGCCAAATCCGGCGGCGCGCAGGACGCAGCGCAAATGGCGGCAGTGGAAATCGCCGCAACTGGGGCGGCTGGGGCAGCAGCGCCAACGCCGGCAGATACCCAAACAGCATAGGGCTCACCATGACCGAAACCACCGACCCGGGCGGGAGCGATCCCGCGCCGGCTGATCCCGCTTTGCCCGATCGACTTCCCCCCGATGGGCAATCGATCACCGCCCGCCGCGCCATCACCGCACCCGCCACCGTGGATCGTGCCGCACGCACGGTCGAGGTCGTGTGGTCCACCGGCGCGCGGGCGCGCAACTTTGTCCCGTCCCTCGGCGGTATCACCGAGGAATTGGATATGTCGCCCAATGCGGTGCGCATGGCGCAGCTCGGCTCTGGCAATGCGCCGGTGCTGAACACCCATCGCAGCAGCGATGCGCGGGATGTGCTGGGCCGTGTGATTGCCGCCCGGCTTGAAGGCGGGCGCGGCCATGCGCGGCTGCAATTCTCTGCTGCTGCTGACGTTGAACCACTCTGGCAGCGCATTGCCGATGGCACGCTGCGCGCCGTCAGCATTGGCTATCGCGTGCATCGCTATGACCAGCGCCCCGATCCGGTGAGCGGCGAGATGATCTACCGCGCCGTGGATTGGGAACCTTTCGAGATTTCGATCGTGCCCATCCCGGTTGATCGGGATGCGCAAGTGCGTGGCGCGGCGCCGCAGGGCGCGCCGTCCTTCGCCATTGAACCTGCCCTGCCTGATGAGGAAATCCCCATGACCGAGACGACGCCGGAAATCCCGGCAGCCCCTCCGGCGCCGCCCGCCGCGTCGCCCCCCGCAACCACCACGGTGGAAACGCCGCCTGACCTTGAAGCGCTCCGAGCCGAGGCACAACGCACCGAGCGTGAGCGCATCTCCGGCATTGATGGTGCCATTGACGCCGCACGCGCCCTGGTCGGCACCGAGACCGCCGCGCATATCCGACGTGAGGCGGTGGAGCGCGGCTGGCATCCGGACCAAGCGCGCCGTTCCCTGTTCGACGCGATGGTGAAAAGCGCCGCGCCACCTTCTGTTCCCGCGCGACCGGAAACCGGGCCGGGGCATGACTCGCCATCCGAAATCCTGGATGCCATGGCCGAAGCGCTCGCCGCGCGCAGCATGCCTGGCTATCAGCCGCAAGGTACGGGGCGCCATGCCGAATTCATGGGCTGGCGGCCATCGGACATGATAGGCGAATTGCTGAGGGTTCGCGGTGAACGCAATGTCCCGCGCAACCCGACGCTGCTCGCCGAGCGCGCCTTTCACACCACTTCGGACTTTCCGCTGCTGCTCTCGGCTGCTGCGAACAAGATGTTGCTCGCGGCGTATCAGCCGGCAGCGCCGAGCTATCGCCAGATTTTCCTCCGGCGCGACTTCCGTGACTTCAAGCCGCATCGCCATCTGCGCGTGGGTGATTTCCCGACGCTCATGCCGCTGATGGAGAATGGCGAGATCCAGGCTGGAACCATGTCGGAAAGCCAGGAAATCGTCCTGCTGCAAACCTTCGCGCGACGCATTCGCGTGACGCGGCCCATGCTGGTGAATGATGACCTCGGCGCCTTCACGGATTTTGCTGCCGCCATTGGTCGGCGCGTGGCGGATTTCGAGAATGCAACGGCCTATGCGCTGCTCAATCAGGCGAATGGCGATGGCCCGACACTGACCAATGGCCCCGCTGCGGTATTCGGCACGGCCGCCGCGCGATTGAATAAGGCGGCCGCAGGCAGTGCGCTGGACATCAATAACCTTGCTGCCGGTCGTGCTGCGATCCTGCGGCAAAAGACGCTGGATGGCCTGCCGATTTCGGTCGGCAATGCCATGAAGCTGCTGGTGGGCCCGAGCCTTGAATTGCCCGCGCGGCAATTGACGGTGAGTGTTGGCGCCACGCAGATCAACCAAACCAATATCTATGCCGGCTTTGTCCAGCCGCTGGTCGAACCGCTGATCCCGAATAATCGCTGGTACCTGTATGCCGATCCGCCCACCGCGCCGGTCTATGTCTATGGCTATCTGAATGGTGCCGAGGGACCGCAGGTCACCACTGGCCCGGTTTCCGGCGTGGATGGTGTCGAAGTCAGCGTGATCTTCGACTTCGGCGTTGGCGCCATTGATTGGCGCGGGGCTTGGTTCAATCCGGGCGCCTGATCACCGGTCGTGGGACCTGCCGATGCCGCAGCGCCGCCGGCAGGCCTCAGCGCAGCGGCACAATGCCAGGTAGCGCGCGGACCCGTGCGATCCAAGCCGATACGGCGGGCCAGCGCTGGAGGTCGAAGCCACCCTCGTCGGCCACATGCGTGTAAGCGAACAGTGCCAGGTCAGCGATCGTCGGGTCGGGCTCCGTTAGCCAGTCGTGCCGCATCAGCCGTTCCTCCATCACCCCAAGCGCGCGCTCTCCGCCCTCGCGGCAGCGCTCGAGCCGCTCCACCTCGGCTTCGGTGGTGCGGAGGTAGGTCCGAATGTTGCGTGCGACCGCGATGTAAGGCTCGTGGCTGTATTGCTCGTAGAACAGCCACTCGAACACCCGGGTGCGGGCCAGACCAGGTGGCGGCAGCCAAGGCGTGCCCTCGGCGAAATGCGCGAGGATGGCGTTTGACTCCACAAAGACATTGCCATCCTCAGTCTCCACCACGGGCACCTTGCCCATGGGGTTGCGATGCAGGAAAGCCGGTGTGCGGGTTTCACCCCCGTTCGTGTCCACCTCCACCCAACGGATGGGATGGCCTGTGAGCCTCAGGATCTGCACCGCTTTCCAGCAATTGCCCGACGGGGTCATGCCGTAAACCGTCGCCATGCTCGCCTCCTACGCGGACGCGCTTCGGATGGACGAGGTTAGGGCGCGTCAACAGGACGGGTCAACCCGGCGAATTGCAGACCAGCCATACCCGATGCGCCGTGCCGGACGCGGCGCCAACCACCTCCGTACTCAAACCATAGCCCCGTTATCATGAAAGCTTTCATCCAGCTGCGCGACAGCCTAGCGCTGGCCGTCACCTATGCGGGCGGCGTCACTCCGGCCAAGGTGTCCTGGTCGGCGTGCTCTCCGGCGTGGATGGTGTCGAGGTCAGCGTAATCTTCGACTTCGGCGTCGGCGCCATTGATTGGCGCGGGGCTTGGTTCAATCCGGGCGCCTGATCGCTCTCACCCTTTTTCATCATCGCAATTTCGCAACGGGCGTCCTTCGGGGCGCCTGTTGCGTTTCAGGAGAACCATTCCATGCGTAACTTCATCCAGCCGGGCAATAGCCTGGCCATTGCCGTGCCCTATGCGACGGGCGTTTCCGCCGGCCAGGGCGTGTTGGTCGGTGCCTTGTTCGGCGTCGCCGCCGTGGATGGCGTGCAGAACACCATGATCGAGGCCGCGACCACGGGCGTGTTCGACCTCACCAAGGAACCGGCGCTTGCCATCGCCGCTGGCGTGCGGGTGTTCTGGGATAATACCAACCGGCGCATTACCGCGACCGCCACCGGCAATTTCCAGGTGGGCATGGCAACCCAGGCCGCGCTCGCCGCCGATGCCACCGTGCGTGTCTGGCTCAACCGCGTTCCGGCGGCGGGGGCGTGAACATGGCCAGTCTGCTGACGCGCGATCACGAACGCATGCAAGGCGTGCATCCCCATCTGGTGCGCGTGG